TATATTAAGTGTAAGCAGGACCCGGTATACTTTGCAAATAATTATGTAAAGATTGTAACCTTGGACCATGGTCTTCAACCATTCAAGACTTATGATTTTCAAGATAAATTAATCAATAATTTCCACGACAACAGATTTAATATCTGTAAGATGCCTAGACAGACTGGTAAGTCAACCACCTGTGTATCGTATCTACTTCACTATGCTATCTTCAACGATAGTGTCAACATTGGTATCCTAGCAAACAAAGCCACAACGGCGAGAGAACTATTAGCAAGACTGGCTACTGCATATGAGAACTTACCTAAATGGATGCAACAAGGCATTCTGGTCTGGAATAAAGGAAACATCGAACTGGAAAACGGATCGAAAATACTCGCAGCATCAACTTCCGCTTCAGCTGTCCGAGGAATGTCTTTCAACATTCTTTTTCTGGATGAGTTCGCCTTTGTTCCTAATCACGTTGCTGACGCGTTCTTTGCCTCTGTTTATCCTACTATCACTTCAGGTAAATCAACGAAGGTAATTATTGTTTCTACGCCTCATGGCATGAACCACTTCTACAGGATGTGGCATGATGCAGAGAAGGCAAAGAATGAATATATCCCAACTGATGTTCACTGGTCCGAAGTTCCTGGTAGGGATGAAGTCTGGAAAGAACAGACAATCAAGAACACGTCTGAACAACAGTTCAAAATTGAGTTTGAGTGTGAATTCCTTGGGTCTGTTGATACGTTGATTGCACCAAGCAAACTAAAAAATTTAGTATACGATAATCCAATTCAAACAAGTGCAGGTCTGGATGTTCATGTTGTGCCAATTCCTGACAATGATTATATTATGACTGTTGACGTTGCACGAGGGGTGGGGAATGACTACTCTGCCTTTATTATTACTGATATTACTACATTCCCACATAGAGTTGTGGCGAAGTATAGGAACAATGAAATCAAACCGATGTTGTTCCCTAACATCATTTTTCAGTTAGCAAAAAAATACAACAATGCGTTTGTTCTCTGTGAGGTCAATGATATTGGAGACCAGGTTGCGAGTATTCTTCAATATGATTTGGAGTATCAGAATGTTCTGATGTGTGCAATGCGTGGTAGAGCAGGACAGGTTGTAGGTCAGGGTTTCTCTGGTAATAAAACACAACTTGGTGTCAAGATGTCTAAGACAGTCAAGAAGATTGGGTCACTTAATCTCAAGACACTGATTGAAGAAGATAAACTTATATTCAATGATTACGAGATTATTTCAGAATTGACTACGTTCATTTCAAAGAGTAATTCATTTGAAGCAGAAGAAGGATGTAATGATGACCTTGCAATGTGTCTGGTGATCTATGCGTGGTTGGTTGCTCAAGATTATTTTAAAGAACTGACAGACCAAGATGTTCGTAAGAGATTATACGAAGAACAGAAGAATCAGATTGAACAGGACATGGCACCGTTTGGTTTTATGAATGATGGTTTAGATGAAGGAACCTTTGTAGATAACGAGGGAGACAGGTGGTATACCAAGAGTAATGAGTATGATGAGTATGGATCAGCAGCTGGTGGTTGGGAACTCTGGAACTACTAATGGACTTTGATGAGCAACTAGAACTGGGTCATTTACTCCTAAATGATAGAAAATGTAAGAGTTGTGATCAAGTAAAAAATCTTGTAGATGACTTTTATAGGACAAGAAAAGATAGAGGAGCAGTCCCATCTTCATATTCATATGTGTGTAAAGATTGCTTTATTGAGTATGTAAAGGAGAAAAAAAAAGATAGAACTCCAAAATCAAGGTGGGAATATCCTGATTGGTAGGTACTTACGTCTCGTTTACCCTATCAAAACCACCAAAATCATAAATATTTTTAGTTAAATGAGACACAAAGGAGCGAGAAAACATGGCTACTCCTCAACTATCACCAGGAGTATTAGTCAGGGAAGTTGACTTAACTGTTGGTAGAGCTGAGAACGTTCTTGACAACATTGGTGCAATTGCAGGACCCTTTGCTTTGGGTCCGGTAAATGAACCAATTACAATTGAGACACAGCAACAATTCCTGGATACTTTTGGTAAGCCGATTGGAACTGACAGACAGTATGAGTACTGGATGGCAGGAAATTCTTTCCTCTCCTACGGTGGCATTTTAAAAGTTGTCCGAGTCACTGGTGCTACACTGAACAATGGTAATGCAGGTACTGACGAGGCATCTGCAGCCCTGAAGATTGATAATCTGGACGACTATGAAGAAAATCATACGACAGACTCTAGCTTCTACTGGGCGGCAAGAAACCCTGGTACGTGGTCGAACAGTCTGAAAGTTTGTACGATTGACAATAAGTCAGACCAAATTATCAGTATTGGTACTACTAATCCAGGTGCATCAGGATTTGTTGTTGGTTATGGTGTTTCCACCAGTAAGGCCGCCATTAATATTCCTGGTAATGGTAACGTTACTCAATTTAATGGTAGCCTTAAGGGTATTATTACTGGAGTTACCACCGATGCACAAAATTCCGCTTCAACGATTGAAGTTAAGGTACTAGCAAGAGTTCTTCCAGTTACGGAAACTACTGCTAACATTGGTTTTACGACAATAAGTTCTATTGGACTTGCAAATACATCAGTACTTTCTGTTAATAGTACTGCTGGTATTACTACAGGAACTATCGTTCTTGCAACCAATAACGGCGGAATTCCTGTTGTAAGTTTTGGTTCTTCTACAGTAACATTGTCTGTAGGTATTGCACAATCTGCATTGGTCGGTACTGCGGTTACCTATCAAACATTGACATCAATTGCGGGAAGTGTAACTTCGATTGATTATCAGAATTATAACTCAGCAAATTCGTTCACAGATGGTGACACGTTAGTTGTTACTACGGCCAGCGGTGGAATATCCACGACATTCAATAGCAACACGTCAACTGATTGGTACGATCAACAAACACTTGGTCTTACGAACTCCACAGTCTACTGGAGAAATGTTGCTGCAAAACCAGTATCTAACAGGTATGTAACTCAAAGGTCAGGTTCTAATGACGCAATGCACGTTGTTGTCGTAGATGACACGGGCGATGTTACCGGAGTTCAGGGTAATATTGTTGAAAGATTTGTATTCTTATCTAAGTCTACTGATGCTACTGCAGATGGAGACAATCCTACTAGAATTTACTATAAGGACTTTATTGCACAAAATTCTAGGTTCACGTTTGCCGGATTTAATCCGTCAAGTTCAGAAGACACTTATTGGGGTACAATTCCAATTGCAGATGGTTTCTCAACTGGAACCACACCTTACACGGTTGCCGAAGGCCTTTGGGGTCAAGAATCACAGGGTATCAACTTCTCCTCACTTGGAAATGTAAGTTATACTTTGAGTGGTGGTATTGACTACAGTGCAACTGGTGGTATGGCTGCAGACCTTCCAGGTCTTGATGCTGGTTACAATCTATTTGCAAATAAGGATGAGGTTGCTGTTGATTATCTGATCATGGGTCCATCACTTGGTGTAGAGGCTCAATCACAGGCGAAGGCAAACCTTCTAATTTCTATCGCAGAACAAAGAAAGGATTGTATTGCTACTATCTCACCTCATAGAGAAAATGTTGTAAATGTTGCTGATTCTAGAACACAAACACAAAATGTGTTGGGATTCTATTCACCACTAGCATCTTCTTCTTACGCAGTCTTTGATTCTGGTTACAAGTATACCTACGATAGGTTTAATAACGCATTCCGTTATATTCCAACCAACGGTGATACTGCTGGTCTGATGGTAAGAACTGGTATCAATGCTTATCCTTGGTTCTCACCTGCTGGTCTTCAGAGAGGTATTCTGAATAACGCTGTCAAGATGGCGTATAGTCCGAATAAAAACCAGAGAGATGAACTCTATGGTGCAAGAGTTAACTCAATCATCAATCAAAAAGGTGCAGGTATTGCACTCTATGGTGATAAGACTGCTCTTGGATACGCGTCCGCATTCGATAGAATCAATGTCAGACGATTGTTCTTGACTGTAGAACAAGCTCTTGAAGGAGCTGCAAATGATCAGTTGTTCGAACTCAATGACTCTAACACTAGAGCAAACTTTGTTAATATTGTCGAACCCTACTTGAGAGATGTTCAAGCTAAGAGAGGTATTTACGATTTCAGAGTTATTTGTGACGAAACCAATAACACTCCAAATGTCATTGACAACAATGAATTTAGAGCTGATATCTTCCTGAAGCCAACCAAGTCTATCAACTTCGTCACCTTGACGTTCGTTGCCACTAGAACTGGTGTTGACTTCGAAGAAGTAATTGGTACTGTTTGATTATATTAAATAACTATTAGGAGGATCAAAAAATGGCAGAAACCAAATCACTTTCACAATTCAAATCCAGATTAGCGGGCGGTGGCGCCCGCCCCAATCTATTTGAAGTTTCAATTCCATCATTCCCATCAGCAATTGTTGATGCCTGGGGTAGTGGAGACCAGTCGGAGAATGGAACATTCAAGTTCCTTTGTAAGGCTTCAAACCTTCCTGCTTCAAACGTAACACAGTTTAATGTACCGTTTAGGGGTAGAAACCTCAAGGTTGCTGGAGACAAAACGTTCGATCCATGGCAAGTTACCATTATTAATGATGAGGACTTCCAACTCAGAACAGCGTTCGAGCAATGGTCTAACGTCATCAGTAAACTCGATGATGCAACTGGTGTCACTAATCCGACATCGTATATGACTGACGCATATGTTCAACAACTCGGTAGAGGTGCTGAAAGATTTGCAACCACTAACAATGGTGGTCAGTCGGCCGTATTGAGAACTTACAAGTTCATGGATATTTGGCCATCATCTATCAGTGCAATTGAACTTTCATATGATACTGGAGATCAGTTGGAAACGTTTACCGTAGACTTCCAGGTTCAGTACT